GAAAATTGCTGAGAATACTGTATCCTCCAAAACTACAATTGCATCATGATCAACAGTCTTTGCAACTGTGTTATTAACTATGAACGTTCCTTGTTGTGCTGTTAGCACGCTTTGTGAATTTGGCATTTTATTTATTTTACGTAGTTATATCTCCAGCCAATGCCCACTCATTTGATCCTATCTTGATCAAGGTAGCCATGGCATATTGTGCTGATAGTTTTGTCTTTCCTCCAGAGGATCTCAATGTGACTCCTCCAGATGTTGTGATTGTTGTCTGACCAGTACCATACTGAATCAACAATATTTGCGTTCCTATTGGAAAATTAACTGATGATTCAGCTGGAATCCTTAAGTCATTTGCTGATGCCACATTCAGTCTGAGCAACTTGCCAGCATCACTTAGTTGCAATGTTGTCAATGATGCAGTATATGTGGCAATGTTCAAAGCATAAGTCTTGATAGCTTCTCTGATCTGAGCTCCAGTCATTTTCCTTGAGACATAAACACCAGCTGAGACATAAGCCTCAATCTCCATGATGTCATCATCTGCAAATGTGGTTGTCCCTAATGCTGTTAAGTCTTGAATTCTTATTCCCATTACGCTTGTGTTTGTCTTATTATGCCATCATCTGTTGTCCTAATATCAGCATCTTGTGTGAACCTTACCAATGGATCAGTGAATGGATCATAAGGAGGAGTCACTATGGTTGTCTGAATCCCCTCTCCCTCTATTATGCGAATCAGTTCGACAATTGTTGGTGTATTCTTTCCACTCTGATAGTCACTGATTTTTAGCAATCGATAAACAACTCCATCAATCTGGATTAAGTTTCTGAAATCGAGACTATTTATGTCTGATGGTCTCAGCATTACTGAGCAAGTGACTTGCTTTCCAAATCTTGATATCAATTCCTTGATAAACTTCTCATGATACAGATACAAGTTGTTGGTTGGATAGCTTGATGTGGACCAGAATACATAATCAGGCACTCCGAAATTAAAGTCAAATGTTGGTGAGTCCAAGCTGTTGAGATGACCAACATAAGGATAGTCAGTCTCAGCATGATCAGTTCCATTCTCATCTCTATGAGTCCATGCTCCAGTTCTTAATCCACCAAGTTGCACAATGAATGGCTTGCCTTTTTTCTTTTCAATCAAGCTGGTGCCATCCTCATTGAACTTAACCTGGAATGATCTTGGAACAATCAAGTCAGTGAATGATGATGGTGAATCCTCTGGAATCCTTACCAATAGCTTTTGGCTGAATGGCAACTTAAACTCAGTATCACTTGTTGCAAATTGACTTTGACTCTGAATTAAGAATGATCCATATTGCTCCTGGACATCATCAAGATATCTTGTGTTCCAATAATCATCATCTTGCTCAAAATTAAATTTGTAATTCTTTGAACTAAAATTAATGGTTGGCTCAATCTTAATCTCTGAGCTCCGATCCAGTTTATAAGTCCAATCAATTGCATCACCGCTGGCATTGTAAAAGTCAGACAATGGCTCAATCTCCAATATTGTTGGATCAGCTGTTGATGGCTTGACATACAAGTTGAATGCTGTGATGATACCCTTAAGGAATTGATCACATGTCATGTCAGGAAGGAATGCATCCAGATAAACTGTGCCTCCAGCTGTTAATGTTTGTGGTTGCTTTAAAATGTCAAGAGTTGCTATGTTGCTAACAATCTCAGTTGTTATTCCTTGCAATCCTGTTGCCCCTCCAATTATTTGAGCTTGAGTTAACTGATATACAATTTTAAATGTTAAAGTATCATTTATTAAAAGATTGATTTGTCTTGTGTAATCAAAGCTATATGTAACAGAGTATCCAGTTAAGTTACCATCAAGAACACCTTGATAAATCAAGTCATCTGATATTTGTATATTGTTTTTAAATATTAATAATTTAACTTTATAATTTCCATACATTAATGTCCCTCCAGTTGTGAAAGTTACATCATGATCTCCGACATAGTTTATTGTAAACAATCCATCAGATGCAGCTACAAATTGAATTGGTGATGTTGATTGAATCTGTCCGAGATTATCTTGAGTTACTGATCCATCATAGTCATCAAATAAAGTTAAATCATTTAAAAACCAAAGTCCAGATCCATTGTTTTGAGTTGTGCCATTTATGATTTTACCAGATGTATTATTCTGCTCCTCTGTGAATGAACTATCATTATCCGCTTGAGCTTGTGTAATGGTTGGAAGATCTCCTCCAGGATAAGCCATTAACAGCTTCTTGAATAATTGACTCTCAAGGAAATTACTATCCCATGTGATGCCAGCATAGTTAAATGCCTTCTCCAATATCTCATAGCAAAATACCTGAGGAGGTATGTGTTCAACTCCAAAGGTGGATGGTGCTGGACGCGTGAACCCGTAATCAATCAAGCCGTAGTAATACCCCCGACCAGTCCACCCTTGAGAGTCTTGGTTGCTGGAAGGAGATCCATTCAACTGGATGATTCCATTCCATGTGTCTTGTTGGTTGTTGTATGTCAGAGCATGGTTGTACTCTGAGAATCCAAGCTCATTAACCTTGATCTTTGTAAGTCTTGAGATATAGTCAATTGTATCACTGACAAGAGTAATGTCAAATGACCAGACTCCATTCATAAGCTTGCAACTCATCAACTGAGCTACACCATTAAACTCAAGCAATCCATTCTGATAGTATTGTGCCTCTGCCTTTATGCTTGGATCAAAGTCAACGAAATCACTATCTGCATTGCTTATTTTATCTGTTGCACTCAAGGTGAACACACTCAACATCAGAGATGTGTTGTTCTTTGTTCCTGGCAATGTGATGGTCTTGGACTTGTTGCCCTTCCTTGCATTCAGATCCTTGATGTCACTGATGTTGAATGTCAATGGAAAGGGAGCATCTTGGTTGATGTCAACAAGCCTCCCATTAATGAATAGTTCTCCAGCCATTAGTTCAGTTGAGATCTATATGTGAATGTTCTATCTATGTTGACAGTCTCTTGAATCAGACCATCTCTTCTGCGTTGCTTCAATGTATAGTTTGAATTGGTTACCTTAACTGGCTCAAACTCAGTTCCATTCTCTCTCTCAAGATATACCAATGGACTATCATACAAAGATTTCACAAGCCATTGTTGAATGTCCTGGTTGATCCAATCAGAATTCAATGTCAATGTCTCAGTCTTAGTCTTGGCAAAATTAATTCCTTGACCAGCATACAATGGATATGTGTAGCTTGTGCCATCCCATACTCCAGGATCTCTCTGATATCCATAGCTCTGCACATTGGCAGCTTCTGTTGAAACAAGACTGAACGTGAATGAATCAAATGATCCAAACTTATTCAACCAATGCAATCTATAGGTATCATATCTCTTGCATTCAAGATCCATGTATATTACAAATGGTCCAACAAATGAAACGCCAGAAACATCAACAGAAACTGAATATCTATAGCAGTCATCAAAATCAGTCTGAGTTATGGTTGAATTTGCTATGATCACTTGTGGCCCAACATTTAAGATATTAAACTCAACAGATGTTAGATTAATATAATCACTTGCAATTGTATTATTTTGAATGTCAAGCAATTCAACGTATAGTAAAACTGGAGCTGATGCAGTTTGTTCTAAATAGCCAAGATAAAAATTCTCATCCATTCCACACAAAGCTCTTTTGCTTGTTGGAAAGTAAGTCATGAATACTGCATCTTGAGTTAGGTTGGGATCATAGATTGTATAGTCCCAGTTTACCCAATCTTTATATTCAAGAGCAGCATTAATAGCTTTCAATGTTGTGCTTGTATCACTTGCTTGAATGGTTGGAGTTGTGCCATATTTCTCATAGACAATGATAGCATAAGTGACCATTGATGTTGATGCATCATTCTCAATGGTTGTTGTTGGAATAATATTTGACATTACACTTTGCACCGCCTCCGATACATCGATACGTCCAAGAGTATTGAATTGCCTGAATACCTCTTGAGTCAATCTCAACTGGCTATCAACATACAGCTCAACAATAAAACTGAAATTTGGTTGAGCAGTCTGATCGCTGCTAAAAGTGAATACCAAAGGATTGCCAGCTGGTGCAATCAATTGTGGCTCATCATATATTGTTACTGCCATTCTTTGTAAAATTTATTTGAAACATTAAACCAGTAATCTCTGCCAAGTCATTTGCAATCCTATCCAGGACCTGGTCATTGATCACATTCTCAGTGATATTCTTTGGCCTCAATCCTCTTTGCTTGATGTTGGATGCCACAGCATATGCATGACTCATGTCCAACCCTTTCCACTGACTGATGGCTGTTGCCATGTTGTGAGATACTCCAGGATAGTTGAATGAGAATTGGCTGCCATAGTTGTTGGTGCCAACAGCATTAACCCCTTCATCCACAAATGGAAAATAATCCTCTGCCTCTAATCTGAATGACAGCTGTCCAGTTGGGACTGGAATGATTGAAGCCGCCAATGCTCCAGTATTCTGAGCAACTTTCTTTGTGTAATCTCTGAACTCAGTTGCAAGCTGATTTGATAGCTCAATGATAAACCTATCATAAGCATTCTTTGGTTGCTCTGCATCTTGAGCCGATATACCAAAGTCCTCAAGAAAATCAAAATCAGCCATTTCTTAATATGCGTTTTTGTTCGTTCTCATCCACTATCCTAAAATAGTTCATCCAGAATAGAGTTGTCACATAAGGCTGTTGTGTAACCTTTGCCACACTGACTCCCATTTCTTTGGATAGTCTATGTAAGATAGTTGTCCAACTGAACCACTCTGAATCTTTAAGTCCTGCTCCATCATCATCATTTCCATCCTCTGCCTCGCCATCTGTATCCCTAATATAGCGAGCCTCCGCTTGTCCGATAAGTCCAAAAAAAAACTGAAGAAATTTAAGAACTCATCACCTGGAAAGTTTTCTTTGAATTCTTTGTATCTCACCTCATTAGGATTCAGCACTCTGCCTCTGTCATCCTCTTGGCAGTACTCCATGCCTTTCTCAATATACATGATTGCCAATGCTTGACATGGATCTTGGCTGATATCCTCAATCAGTTTCAAGTCAATGATCTGACCAGTTGACACATAGCCAAAGTTTTTCTCAAAGCAATACACCTTGCCATTGACCTCAATCTCAGACTGTGGCTCTTGGTATTTATAAGTCACCAACAACTGGAGGAGATGGTTGGCAGCAACTTGGATTGATTCAATATCAGCTCGCTTGATCTTGTTGATTGACTCTCCACTAAATAGACTCAGCAACTGACATTGGAAGATTAACAGTTGTGTGATGTCATCATCCCTCTGCTCCTTCATTGCCTCTGCCATCATCAGCCACCTGGTCATCTGTTCAGGGGTGCATGCTGATAATGTTGTTGGTAGTTTTATCTCAAGTTGTTTCATACTCTCAAAGCCATATATCTACCTCGGTTGGTGAATTCCTTTCTGCTATGCCAAGCCAATGCTGTTGAGATGACACCATCATCATGCAATCCAGCTGGTGCAGAATAACTCACATTCCTGGTATTTGGATTGTAAATATAGGAAAAATTATCAAGCTCATCAATCAACCATTGCTCATTGATAATTGAGATTGCTGATTGCTCAAATGCCACAGCGAGATCCTCAATGATGATTGGCTTTGTTTTGGATGTTGTGACAAATGGATGGATCAGATTCTTGCATCTCACCTGAAGCATCTCAAAGAACACATCACCTTGATTGTTGACTTCCACCAATGTGGTTGCATTGTATTGCTTAATCAACTCAGCAACCTTCTCAATGATCTTGCTCCACTCATCATGCCTCCATCTGTGAGCAGCGACCATCTGTCCATCCTGGTTGATGATAGTCAGAACAGTGTAGTCATCAGCTCGACCAATGTCAAGACCAGCGAACATCTTTGGAGTCTTGGATGCCGAGCCAATGCACTCATGAACATTCTTGAATATGCCAGATGCATTGTCAATGAACTCAGCCAGATACTCTTGCCGAAATACATGGTCAGGCAATGACCTCTTCCTTTCATCCAACTCCCTTGGATCAATCATAGGATTGTCATAAGATGAATAATGAAAGTAGGCATAACGATCATCATAGTTTGGTTGCATGCATAACCTATGGAAATGATTCTTTCCTTTTGGAGTTGAGATAAAGATGATCTTCTTTCCTTTGACCAGGACAGTTGCACTCAAGACCTCATCCCATAACTCTGGTCTTGTGAAGGCCATCTCATCCACAACCATATAGTCAAATGTGTTACCTCGGATATTATCTGGTCTCTCACCTGAAAAGAATTCAATTGTGGATCCAAAGCCATTCACCAATAAATCTGATCGATTGAAATTAAACAAGCCACTCTTTGCAACTGCTCTCTCAAGATCTGCAAAGACTTTCTTGCCTTGCTTATAAACTGGAGTAACCCAAGCTATGCGACAGCCTTTATCATTGATGGCCCAGTACAGCAGCTGATTGATTCCAAGCAAGGTCTTGCCGAACTGCCTCCCAATGTTGAGAGCATAATACTTCTCATGCCCATGGTTGATGGCATCATGAATGCTCCTCTGATTGTCATGTGGTTTATAACCTTTGACTGTACTCATTCAAAGTCAAACTTCTCTACATTCTTGGTCTCAAGTTGCTGGCGATCATGCATGCCGAGTCTGTTCTTTGCATAGAATATTCCTTTGCCTTCATTGCCAACAATGTCAATGGCTAAGCCTTTGAATAGGTTGTCTATTTTTTTGATAGTGTCCGATTTGAGTTGATCATCAGAATCCAACCATCTGTAATAAGTATCTCTAACA